CTTTTTTATCAATTATATTTATTTTATTGATAATATACGTTATTTATGTTATAATTAAGTTAATAATAAAATAATTTTATCACTTAGGAGGTGCAAATAATGTCAACTTTTGCTGATAACTTAAAATTTTTATTAAAATATAAAGGTGATACCCAAAGTCAACTGGCTAAAGAATTAGATTTAACCACTGCCTCAGTATCTCGATATTGTTCGGGTGAGCAAATTCCAAGAATCGATGTTTTGGATAAAATTGCAGACTATTTTGCGGTTGATGTATCGGATTTATTCGCTGAAGATACCATTGATAAGTTAAAAAGCGGCGAATTTCAAATTATATATGGCGAACCGATTAATATACCTTTAGACCAAATTCCAGTAAAATACAAGCTATTTAAAGAAATAGAAAATCTTTCAAATGCAGAATTACAACGAGTACATCAATACATCCAATTTTTGAAATATATGCGTAACAAATCCGATACGTCAAAAGATAACGTCTAACTTTTTATAAATTCGTATCAAAATATATCTGAAAACACTAACCACGTGAATAATATTCACGTGGTTTATTCGTTTTTCTTTAACTACTTCGATAATATCGAAGTAGTTAGCCAACACAAAAGACACCCCATAATGAGGTGTCTTTATTTTTCATTTTTGTTGTCCGAGACAATTTGCTCCACTATTTGATTGATGCCTTTATTAATTATTTCATATATTTCATCTGTCGTTTTTGGCTTGTAATCCGCTTTATTGACATCTATTTTCAAAACTCTATTATCATTATCAGAATGAATTTTCTCTACACTTTCTGTAGTTTTAAAATTGATATTGACAGGCTCATCGCTTGATACATAAAACTTAATAAATCTTTCAATCACATCTTGGATAGATGTATTTTCTTTTACCGTTTTCAATTTAAGTTTTGCATGCACATCATCAGACAACCTAATTACTACTTGTTTAATATCCTCGCCCCCCTTTCGTGCTATCATAATATCATACTATCAAGATAGTGTCAAGAGCTTTTTTATTTTTTGTCTAAGTTTTCTTTTACCAACTCAATTCCTTTATGGATAACTTGGGCTTTGGATAAGTTGAGCCTTTCCGCACATTCTTCAAGTGTTGAATATGTTTCAGATGTCAGCCGTATTTCAAAGCGTTTATCTTTCTTGGCTTGGGTAGGTCTACCTTTTGGGGACACTTGCAAAACCTCCTTCCTTATGTCCGTACATATATAATAACATAAGTACGTACAAAAGTCAAGAGCTTTTTCTAAAAAAAGTACATCGAAATTCGATGTACTTTCTAAGCCTTATTTGAAATTTTTAATTTGTCTTTTGTTTTATTATATCACAAAAGGAAAATATTGCAACATTTTTAATCACCGAAACAACCTGCATTATCCATAATAACAAGCAAACGTATCATACTCTTTGTCAAACCGTATCCGTCCTCGCCGTCACCGTTTAGATAGCCTTTTCTTTTTACCTTTTCAATAGTCGCCTCTGCCCATGACGGCATAATGTCAACCGTATAATTTTCAAATCCGTCTGTTTTGTCAATAATAACAAGTGTACGAATAATATCCATTGTAAGACCGAGTTCATTATCGTCTGTACCGCTTATAATACCTCTGTCCATCAACTTTTGAATAGTCGGTTTAGCCCAAGACGGCATATTATCGTCCATATAGTTATATATCATCGTGTTTTCAACACTGCTAAGCCTTTCTTCTATATTATCAATTCTCGCCATTATTTCATCATACTGCGCCACTGTCAACCCCTCCTGTACATCGTTTAAAAGATTTACTTCTCCAAGCTCGATTGAATAATTCAAATCACCGCCTGTACCTACGCTGTAATCAAACTTATCTATTGCCGCCGCTGTATTTATATCAACATTGCAAATACCCGTGGAAGTAATGACAAGCCTTATCGGAAGTTTACGTTTACGCCAATTTTCAATCTTGTCTGCGTATTCCTGCCCTTTCATACTTCTGTCCCTTAAATACGGATAGTCGGTCATCGGTAAGAAACTGCTCCACGATACAGTTTTAAGTTCGGGATTTCCGATAATTTTTATCCAACCGTAATTTGCCGTTTCAAAAGTTTCCGTACCTTGTGAACTCGATACGGTAAATTCGGACGGCGTGACGGGAATATGTATAACTTCTTCACTGTTGTTTATACTTAAATAAAAATCTAACATTTTGCCTCCCTACATATTTGCCATACATTTTTGAATTTTAGGAACTATTACGTTTATAACGTCGTCGGCGATTTCATCGGCGGTTTTGTTGTCGGCATTTATAACTATCTTAATTTCATTCGTTATAGTGTTGCCACCTTTGTTGCTTTCGGCTATGTATTGACTTAAATTATTCCAAAATGTTCTAAGCGGAAGTATCGCCTCTGCTCCGGCTTCTCCGCCCATTTGGACTTTTCCGTTTGCATATCCGAACGCTGTCGGACGTGTCATAATACCGCCTTTTGCATTCCATTCAAGTCCAAGTTTCGGAATCGGTGTACTGACACCGGCTATACTTACCGTACCTTTTTGTACAATCTTAGGCGCTTTGATAATTCCTTTAATCTTACCCCAAACGTCCGATACCTTGTCGGCAATACTGCCGAATATCTCCTTGACTTTGTTCACCGCCGCACTGATTTTTTCAGTAATACCATTTTTAATGTTTTCAAAAATAGTCATTACGGTGTTTTTCACATTGCCAAACGCTTCGCTGAATTTACCTTTTACGACTTCCATCTTTTCACCGACTGCATTGACAACCTCGCCGAGCTTACCGCCTGTTAATTGATTAATTGCGTCATAGCCTGTCCTGTAGTATTCCTTGACACCCTCTATTGCCGCAAATGTAGCACCTTTCAGTCCACCGCCGTGCGCGTCATAGGCACTTTTTATGTTGTTCAGTTTTTCCGATACAACATTTTTAACACCGCCCCATAATTCTGACGTTTTTTCTTTGACTCCGTTCCACATCTCGCTTCCGATTGATTTGATACCTTCCCAAATTGACTTTATCAACTGCAAACCCAAATCAAACCAATTAACAGACTTAAATCCTTTTACGATTGCACCCGTTATTCGCGGTAAAGCCGCTATCAACTGCGGAATTGCCCGTACAAGTCCGACTGCTAAGTTTACGACCAACTGCATTCCGTTTTGTATAATTTGGGGCATCATCGAATATGACGCGCTAACAATTCCTGTTATCAGATTTACACCTGCATCTATTATTCTCGGTAAATTTGCTATCAAACCGTTAGCTAATGACGCAACAAGCTGAACGGCTCCCATAATAAGCAATGGTATGTTGTTCACTAATCCATTGACTAACCCCTCTATCAAAGTTACTGCTCCGTTCACAATTTGAGGCATAGAATTAGTTAATCCTTGCATTAAATTGCTGACTATTTTTGATGCCGCATCTAATAACTGTGGCACTACGGTTGAAATACCGGCGACCGCTACAATAATCATATTGCTCAAGCACTCTGAAAATTGCGTTGCGTTCTGTGTCAGACCATTTACCAAAGACGATA